TTAGTTTCGCTTTCCATTCCCATGCAGGATGACGGTCTTACTCTCTGCATCCCAGGTTGCTTGCAGATCTAACGCTTCGGCCAATTCACGCGCAGGCGTGTAGGATATGCCGTTTACGTTGTGGGCAGTCACTTCTCGACCATTTACTTTCACGCCTTTGGTCAACGGGTCCCACTCCACCTTCCCCCCTGCTCCTTCAGCCACAGCTCGCAGCGGCAGATACGCAACCCCTTCATGAAGAGCGCCGGTTTCGGGTAGTTCGATCTGAATGGCGCACCTGGGCAAAGCGTCTTCCCGTACAAGCGAATCGTCGGTCAATAATCGCTGGACATCTTTTTTAAAGTTCTCCCAGGCCATAACGGCTGTCACGCCGAAGCAAGCGAGGGCCTCCTGATTGGTGACAAAAAAGGCCGGACAGTTTTTCCCCGTTACGTCGAAATGCCGCCACAGCCTGTCCACGCCCCATCCGTATTGTTTCAGGATATGGCTTGCCAGCTCCACTGTCTTTCGGTACATCTCGGAAAAACGTCCATCCGCGTTGACGCACATTTCGATGCCAATCGTGCAGTTGTTCGGATAGCTGCTCAGCCTGTTCAGCGCATCCTGCTTATAGGATTTTGCGCCGACGTGGTACGCCATCTCATTTTCCGGCAGACAGCGAATGATCTGCCTGTCATCTACGATATAATGAGCGCTTGCGATCGTGGTCGGCTTGTTGAAGTAGTTCCGATTCGCCATAGCGTTGGCACCGCTCGATTTGTTCGCCGTCCAATGGATGACCACGCCTTTGGGGCGAATGGTTTTCCCGGGACGCGCGTTTGGATTGGTCAAAAAACAGTCCGTGATCTGCATCATTCCTTCTCCTTCCTCGTCGATCGCTCTGCCTTGGCCTGAATCTCCGAGGACACCAGCTTGACTACAGCCTTGGGTAGCGGCCATCCTGCCCGGAAGGCATTGGCAGTCAGACTGGTCCACGTATGGTAGATCAGTCCAAACGTGACGCCGAAGAACAAAAAGCCCGGCGTTCCCACCACCCGATCCAGCAGATTGGCGACAGCCGGCAGAGCAAACAAAAACAAGGTCCGCGGAATCCGGCTCAACCCGTACTCGGAGGAGTAGGTCAGGTCTTTTTTCGCGGCGTACACTCCTGTCATCCAATCCAGTGCGATCATGACAAGCAGGACGATCAGAATATCGCGCCGTTCGCTGCCGTACAGATAATAAAAAACGGGAGCCATCGTGGCTCCCGCTGACATCGCCCACCCATTCGCGGGTGTGAGCAGAGTGTCAAAAGACTGAAAAAACCTCATGTGCAGCTCCCTCCTTTTTTTGTGCAAAGACTTGGAAACCCGCGGTCTTGCATGGTGGTCTGCCAGCTCTTGTGGAGGGGAGGAAAAAGGGAAAACGCTCCAGGTGGGTTGGGAACTTCGCTGTGGGTCGGCCTGGCCGCTTCCACTCCAAAGGCGGAACCGCGGCCAAAAGCAGCCATCTCAAGGAAGTGAATCAGGGTTGGCCGCTGATGGCGTGTTCCGCCTTTTCCGCTCCAGCTTGGTCAAGATCCCAAAAACCTTCCGCTGGTTTTCCCTTTTTCCTCAACCATCTTTTCCTGTTCCCCTTTTACCTTTTGTGGTAACTTCCTACACGTTGAAAAAGCCCTGCCATGTGGCAAGGGCTTTTTTGTGCTTGCTTATAATGTTCTTATGCCTTGCGGACGTTGGTTGCTTGCGGCCCGCGTTGGCCATTTTCAACGTCAAAAGTTACCTCTTGCCCTTCCTCCAATGTCTTGTACCCCTCTTCTTGGATGGCGGAGAAGTGTACAAATACATCCTCTGCCCCTTCACGCTCGATGAACCCAAAACCTTTTTCTGCGTTAAACCACTTTACTCTTCCGTGTTCCATTGATTGCCTCCTAGCATGTAGCACATACATGAAATGATGTTTGACTTACCCCGTTAGTATCTCCCGTCTAAGGGAAATCTAACCTTACGAATGAAAAACTTGTCCTGTAATAGCTGTAAATTCTTCGGGTGTAATTTCTCCGTGCGGACGAGCATCTGTTTGGACGACCTGGCGCAGCTGGTCCAACGTCACCCATTTGTACGAGTAAGCGATTTTCCAGAATGTCATTCTCCTGCGCCTCCTTTTCGCTCGATCAGCTCAAGCTTGACCAATGCCAGCTCTTGCCCAAGCGTCTGCATCATTGTTTCCCGCTCGAGGTCTGCGGCTTTCAGCCCAGCCAGCTCGGCTTCCAGCGTCTGCAACGGCTTTTCCCGCGCTTCTTTTTCCTGCTTGACCTGTGACAGCGGTTTTTCATTATAGCGATGGATGGACATCATACGCTCCCCCTATTCCTGAAAGACTGGCCTCGCTTGTTGCCGTCCCCTTTTGAATCCGCACGCGGAAATTGACGCCCCACTTCTCTGCCGTCTTGACCGTATTGAGAAACGCGTAGCCGCGCCCCATTTTTGCAGGAATCGTGCAATCCTCCCAGGTAGGCTCGGCGTCGAAGCCGTTGTTGCACACCTCAACTCGCACCTCGGCGCCCAATGGGATCTGCCAGTCGGGAGTGAGCAAAATCCGCTCCGCTGCGATGTCGGTTTCCATCGGGACCTGCAAGCCTTCGAATAGGATCTCATTCACTTGGCGGGTAAAGGTGAAGGTGCGGCTGGACGACTTGCCTTGTTCGTCTGCTGCGGTGATGGTCAAAGTATGCGAGACACCCGGCTCGAGCATCAGCCATTTGTTTGCTGGGATGGTCAGCGTTTCTTGACGGTTGGGCACGCCGGAGTATGAGCGAATCGTGCTGCCGTTGATTTTTTCTGTGATGGTAAATGGATTTTCCTCTGGGTCAGCAACCGTGTAGGTGATGCTCGGTGAGCTTTTGATCGTACCCAGACTTCGGTCTTGATCCGAGATGATCGGCGCGCGGTTGTGGATGACTCGGAATTTGCGGACGACCTCCGTGCTTTTTCCTCCCTGGTCGTCCTCGGCCCATACGGTTAGTGTGTGGTCGACGTTCTCCGCCAGGTCTGCCCCCGTCACATCTGTGGTGCCGTCGCGTAACCGCTTGTTGCGGAAGGTCAGCGTCTTGGCAAAAGAAAGAGGCGTGCTTCCGTCTGATACCCCGGATTGCAGCGCCTGCGGTGTGCCGTTGTTGATTTTGTATTTGACGGTGAGGACGTTGCCGGGGTCTGGGTCGGTGGCGGTGCCTTGGATCAATAGAGGTGTGTTTTCTGGTAGTGCAGAAGGAATGGTAGGGTCAGTGTATGGAAACTTTGCAACTAGCTTGTCCCCACTGTACTCGGGATCTATGTCAATCTTGTTGTAAACTTCTCGACTAATTTCATATAGCCTGACACCATCCATATAAGTTACACCTGTAGTATTTGAACCGTTACCAAGGCTTAATCTAGTGTTTGCCTTTCCGGTAAACTTAAGGTAAATATTTTGCCATACTCCAATTTTGGTGACGTTCGCATTTGCACTTATGGAGTTTGTAAAGCCCCCAGCGTCTGCGATGAATAGTCGGTAAGAGCCACTCGTAAAGCTTTCAATGAAAACGTCGACCGAAGCAAGATAATATTTTGTGGCGTCAAGCGGTAAGTTATCCTTGTACCTGTGACCGTTGTTTCCAACATTGCTAAACTTGAAGCTGTGCATGCCATACTTCTTTACTGCCTGGCTTAAAGTCAGGATATCAGTACTGTATACTGACCATCCTTGTAAATTCTCACAATTCCCATCTGTACCTAATAAATTGTTCCCAGTCATTAGGTCTACGCTCGGCAAATCATTTGCCAAATAGGTAATCGTAACCGTATAAGCGTAATAATAGGTATAATTTGTAATATTTTTTGAAGCCTTACCATCGTATACCCCGGTTTTTGTACAAGTATAACCTGTTACAACCTCATAAAGAGTTTTCCCTGGATAAGATGGTGGACCTGAACTTGTTCCTGCATTCATATATTCTGACGAATAATTAAGAACTCCGGTATAGCCATTAGAATTATAGGACGCAGTTCTTGGTACCCCGCCAGTAGATCCTTCCGCCCAACCATGAGTGGAGCCCATCCAGATATAGTTTAAACTTATACCAGGATACGAAACCCTATACGTGTTAACGTCAATTGTATCTACATAGCTACTCGTCGTATATCGTGTATATGTTCCATTAGACACGTTAATAGTAACGGTTTCACCATTAATTGTATGTGATACATTACCTGTATTTACAGAAACACTTACGATATTTTTAAGTTTTGGAATTGTTACGGTTTGGCTCCTATTCCGTGATGTTGACTCGACAAAAGGAACTGTTATAGTTTTTGTAGACATCAGCTACCTTTCCCCCTTGCTATCAAAATTATCAAAATCACCTCACCACCAACCTCCCATTCCTCTCATCAAACCACCCTTCCGACACCCTCAGCCCCTCCAGCGTATTCAACGTGATCACAAACCGGTTATCCCGGAAATCATTGGTCAGCGCATCCTCCAGCGCCTTGATCCGCGTCTCGGCGTGGGCGAGCCTCGGCTTCAGATTTTCCAACGCCAGATGCGCGTCCAAAATGCCCTGCTCCCAGCGGTTGATGTTATCCTCCGTAACAGGCGTATCATAGGTCCAATCCGTCTTCGCTTGGTAGCTCATCTATTCTCCTCCTTTCACTTGCACGACGAAGGTGACAGTAAGAAACTGCGCGCCATTGCTGAGGATGTGTACGCTCTTCTCTGCCACGACTACCCCGCTCTCCGTCAGGAGCTTGAGACGGGTAATCTCCGGTACGGAATCCACATGCCGTGCTTGCACCTGCAAGGCTATGCCCTGCTGAAACCCGATAATGGGATGAGAGGAAATCACGGAACCCTGCAGAGGCAAAGACACCTCGTCATTGATCAACAGACTGCCGCCCTGCAGCCGCTCCAGCAAATCATCCCGCGCCATCGCCAAGTAATCCTGGTGCATCATACAGGCACCTCCTCGTTCCATTTGATGGGCGTCATCCCCGCACGAAATTCTCCTGCGGCATGGTACGCCCTTTTGCCAACAAACCAGGAGCCAGTAAACGTCAGCATTTCTCCATTCACCGGCTCCAACACTACGCCATTGCAATGCACCGGGCGAATCTTCTCCACGGACAAAACCGCATGAGCTGAATCAAAGCGATCCTCGGCTGGGTAGACATAGCGGATGACCTTCTGCGCAAAATCTTCTACCATCTCTACCTGTTTGCTCTCCGAAGCAGACAGCCCGATGGCGCGCAACACGCTCGGCGTAAAGCCAAGATACGCCCAGTGCTGCCTTTGCAGATTTTTTCGCCGTTCCTCCAGGCTGGATGTCTGCTTTTTGCCGAAATAGATCCAGTCCCAATAATCCAATCCCCACGTCGCAGAAAACGGAATGAATTGCTCCACCAGCTCCCGGCGCTTTTCCGCAAACTGGTCGACTGGGGTAGCTGCACCTGCAAAATGGTACTCGGCTACCTTGTTTTCATACCAATAGGGAGGAAGCACCTCCTTGTAGCGATCCAATATCATGTCGTCACCACCAGACGAAGAATGGAGACTGCATCTCCTTCCACAATCACGTTGCTGGTTCCGCCGTTCAAGGTGTACTGGGTAAAGTCCTCGACGCCGTTCACAAAGAAGAGCGATCCGATCTGCTGATACACAATCGTCGAACGCCCTTTTAAATAAGTGGTGATTTGCTTGGTGATCTCCTCTTTCACGGTCGCCAGGACGGCATCTTTCCCCAACACCAGCTGGACGGCGATCTCCACCTCGAAAATGTTGGCGGGCAGAACCTTCAAATCATGGAGCGCCCTTCGCTTCTCGGAAAGCTCCTTCTCAACCTGTTCAGCCAACTCCAGACTGGCAGGCTGTCCATTTGCATCCGTAATGTAGACATCGATGGAGAGGTCATTGCGCGCCTTCTCGATGGCGACAGCTCCACCGACTCCGTTGATATCTCGCGCCCAGCGCTCATAGTCTCCTCTGCGGCCGTCCCCTTCTTCGGTTCGAGCCCGCTCCAGCAGACGACTGCGGAAAGCGTCATTCTCCTCGCCATCGTTGCGCTTCAATCCAAAGAACATGCCATGCGCATCCAGATACTCATCATCTGCCCATGGAAGAAATCCTTGTAAAAAGGCGTACTCCAGAAGCTGTTGCTGTTCGCTGATCTCCTGCGCCAGCGGATAGAGCAAATCGTAGAAGATCTCCCCTTCCTCTGTCGCAGGTGGCGTGTCGCCCTGCTGTTCAGCCAGCAAGGCCATCCGATTCGCCATCCGCTGGTAAATCTGATCTGCCGTCTCCCGCAAAATGGGCATATCCGGCTTTTTTAACGTTGCCATGCATCCACCTCCGATCTCGTGCTGCCTCTGCTCCCGGTCAATTCCAGCGAAAACAAGATCCGCTTATCCTGCACCTGAATATCGAGCACCTGCGCCCGCTCAATCTCGCTGTGGGCTTCCAGCGCCTCTTCTGCCTGCGCCCGGATGACAGCAAGCGAAATGCCCGACTTGAGCCTGCCGATCTCCGAGAGAAAATCGACGCCAATCCGCTCCGAATAGATGGCGTAGCGAAAACGGCGCGTATTCAGTAGCTTTTTCGCGATCTCTTCCAAATACTCCGCGTACGTCGTGGTACGCAAATATCGCCCATCCGGTCCTTGTCTCATCTGTCTGGTCTGCCAGTCAAAGCGATAGGTCCAGGGAATCGGACGTTGTGTGTCCAGCATCAGAGAGGATTCACTCCCGCTCAGTTCGGGAAACATCACTCCACCACCCCGCACAGCAAATATTGGCCGTTGGTGCAGCGCAACAAAGCTACCTTCCTGCCGATATCCTCGACACGCAGATTGGCGGAGCGCAGCACCTCCAGCTCATAGGCTTCCAAGGGCGTCGGGTCTTCGTCCAGCTTTACCGAGAGCGGCGTAATGGACAACAGAACACCGAACTCGCCCTGCGTGTCCGTCATGCCCTCCTGTGCCGCTTGTCGCAATCTCGCAAGTACCGAATACATCTCCTACCCCCTCCTTTCCAACTGCAAGTCCGCGGTATAATACCCGCCCTTCCAGCGTGTGTTGCTATTCGTGACAATCCAGTTTGTGACGCTCATGTTGTCTTTCTCCAGAATTCGAATCAGCCAGCCGGCCCGCAAACTGGCAGCCTGGTCGTCCTGATGCCTGACCGTAATGGAGCGGGTGCGCGGGATCTTCGACAGCTCTGACAATTGCTTGGCTGCCAGGGAGGCGAGATTTTTTTCTTCACCTGCGTCGATGACCTTTTGCATTCGTCCGATCTGTTTGATCAGGCTCGCGTTTTCCTTGGATGCACTGCCTGCCAGCTTGTCCTCTTTATAACGCTCCACCGTAACCACGGTATATACATCCTCGATGCTCTCGCCCGTCGAGCTGCTCTCCAGCATGCTGGCCTGAAACATCGGGATGACGCTGTTCCCGCCTTCGGGCAGCACGGTCAGCTTGTCCCGTTGATGGGAGACAAAATAGCGCACGCCTGTTTTGTCATACGCCTGTTCCGTCAGCATTGAAAACAATGCGGTGTAGGATTGCGGCATGATCCGCTCCTTGACGATGAAGCCAAAGGATGGGCAGGCAAACTGAATTCCTGCAGCACGTATGATCCGCCCCAGTTCTGCTCCGGCATCCCCGTCCAGCTTGGTGCGAGTGATCTCATTTTTTTGCAGGTACCAGCTCAGCTCATAGGCTGTGACGGTCAGATCGCCTGTCTTGTCGTCTCGCTTTGGATTGACCAGAGGGCCGTGAAAGAACTGTTCCGACTCCTTCAACGAATCGCCTGCGAACAGCATCAAAAAGCCCGCCGATTGCAGCGGCGGGGCGGCTTGTACCTTGATTTCGCAGTGTTGGCTGATCTGACCACGCGACGATGACCAGGAGAGGTCTATTACCGATGAGGTCAGATCGTATCGGGTCGCTTCTTTTCCGTAGATGACTTTCATCCGATCCTCTCCTTACGTCCCAATGACCCGATTGACACTGGCCAGCTTCCGGTCGATTGCGATTCGATTGGCTGTCTGTTGCTCTGACGGTCCCTCCGTTGTTTTCGAGGAAGGCTTTTTCGCTTTTTTTCCGCTCGTATTGGGACGGGCAGCTTGCTGCTTCACGACTACTGCACTAGGCGCAAGCAGCTGCGTCTGATTGCTCCAGCTCAAAAATTCATCCTTCACAAACAAAGGCAGCTCGATGGAACCGTGGTAATCCACCTGTTTTCCTGAAAATCTCCCGTCACAAGGCCCAATCAGGACATTCCAGGCCAGATCAAGCTCGTCAATCGTCAGCAGCACCTCTGATCCGGTGAGCCGTTCCAGCCCAGCCAGCCACTGGCGAGGTCCTTGGTAGCCTTGCACCTCGATATAATGGGTATCCGGATTGCCAGGCAGAAAAAAGTCAAACGAAATCGCTTTGGGGCGTCTGCCAGCAATTCGGGTGTTGCTAGCCAAAGTAATAGAGGTCGTATTCTCCGTATCGTTGCCATATCCGCGAAACTGGATTTCCGCAGGCGTTACCGGAAAAGTCAGCCTGTACTTCCCTTGCATCCTGATCATGTCGCTACACCTCCCCGCGTTTCCAGCGAATCCAGCAGTGCTTTTTCAATGATCAGCCTGATCCGTTGCCCGACAGACGGGTCATTCAGCATGTTCAACATCGTCGGGATATCTTGAAGCACGCCTTCTACGTGCAACGGAACCGAAATTTGCGGGATCGTCACAGAGATGGCGGCACCAGCTTTTTCAGGCATACCCGATACAGGTGCTCTAAAAGGTGCAGGTGGTCCCAACGGTACAGGAGACATTTGCTGCTCCGGCGGTGGTGTCGAAGCAGGCTTTTCCTCGCCCTGCCACCAGTCCTTCACCTTGTCAAAAAGCATGCCGCCAACCTCTGCACCGCCGATTCCGCCGAGAATTCCGCCTACTGCTCCTCCGACAACCGTACCGACAACCGGTACGACAGACCCAACTGTCGCTCCCAATGCTGCTCCTGCAGCCGCTCCACCCCAGCCGCCTAGCGCTTCTGCACCGATGCGGGCTGCGGTTTCCAGCTTGTTGTCCGACTGCGCAATATCGGCAGCTCCCATAAACGTGCGCAAGACGGGGACCTTGCGGAGGAGAGAACTTGCAGTCTTTTTCAAACCGGACAGATCGCTTGGAATGATGGATGGTGTAATGGATAGAGGGGCAGTGGGAATAGTGAACGAATGGATATTTGGATCCTTGGGACGAATTAAATTACTTGGAACATCCTTGGTTGTCTGAAAAACCAGATCCCGATGTAAACCTTGCTCGTATTTTTTGAGCTCAACGTTTGGAGATTCCTTTTGCTCGGAAGACGCCAAGAAAATGGGTAACAAGGAAGACAGAACAGAGAGAACTGCTCCTCCTCGTCCAGGGCGCGAGGATCCCGTTCTACTTGGTTCCTTTTTCCCTGTGCCCGATTTATTTCCGCCTTTATTCGTTCCCCATATCGTTTCGGGATAGACAGGCGCGGCAGCCTGCGGCTTTAGGATGCTTTTTACATTCCGGTAAGCCTCCCCTACTTCGGTTGCAAATCGAAACAGCTTGTACCCGGCCATAAGCAAAAAGACAGCGGCCGCTGTTATTTCCGCTCCTATTCTTACCCCTGGCATCCCGTTCAGCGTTTCCGCCACCGTCTTCATTCCCTGCGCCAAAGGCTTCAACACTGGCAAAACATCACGTGAGACAGTCATCGCGAGCTCCATGACAGCCTGCCTCGCATCTTTTTGCGCTTGCTGAAATTCCAAGAAAGGGTTGTGCTCCATGGCCCGCTTATAGGCGGTACTCGCCTCATTCCCTACCTGTGTACGAATTTCTCCTGAGGCGACTTTATCCGCTGTCTTTTTGATGAGATCAGGAGTCGCCGCCGTCTTATCTCCTGCGATTTTTTGCTTTTCCAACTCGACCACAAGTGTCGCCAGTTGCTCGGGACTGTCGAGCTTTAGTTGGTTCTCTTTGCTATAGGCAATAATCGCCTCCAGTTCCTTGCCGCTAAAAGTCTGCAGGGAATTGTTCATGAACTGAATGGAGTTGGCCAACTGTTCCGCGTCCTTGTTACCCGTCAACTGGCTCATGGTGTTCATCATGCTCAAAAGTTCCTTCGGTTCGACCGAGGTGGTCACCCCTAACTGCGCCGCCTGCTTGGCAAAAGTCTTGGCCTGTTCAGGATCTTGCTGAAGCTGTTCACTTGCCGAGATCAGTTTCATCGCATCGGTACTTTGCAAATATGGATTGATTTTCACTATCTCACGGGTCATCTCGTCAAATGCCTGTATATGTTGATCCGTTTTTCCTTTTGCCGCATACAAGGCACGCTCTCGGAAAGCTTCCTGCATTTCTTTGTTCAAATCTTTGAAATCGCTACCGATCGAAATCGTGACGACGGAGTTGAAATCGTTGACCAATTTCTTGGTTGCCTCTAATGCCTTATCAACCTTGCCGACAATCTCCATCGCCTGTGCTTGGTTGTCCACATCCTTGAGCTCTTCTTTGATCTTCCTCAATTCCTCGTTTGCTTTTTTTGCCACTCCAAGCAGAGGACTGAAATTTTTCTGCATAATCATGCTGAGTCCGACATTGAGGGTTTGCGTCTTCTCCTTCATATGTTCCACGAAGTAGTTAGCTTGTCTGGTACCTTCAGCAAATAGTTTGCCGATAAGCTGATTTTGTTCTCGAAACATCCCAATCGTAAGCATCTCTCTCACCTCCTTTGTTGTTACCTGCTTCCCAGCCCTCGGGATGGAGGGAGATGCTTACAGCCCTCCCTTCTCCCGCTCTTCCCACTCGATAAGCTGGCAAGCAAACAGAAACAGCTTTTGCTTGTACCGATCCACTTCATATTCCAGGAGATCCGACGGTAGACCCCTCCCCATCAGAAAGGCGCGGCATATATGCCAGGCTTCCCCGTCAGATCGGATCAGTTTTTTGCTTCTTCAATCGCTTCTTCTTCCGTCACACCTGCGTTGACTTCACGCACGGCGGTCAAAAGCTTGGTGTAGCCATCCGGATTGTCCCGGAACAGCTTTTCCACCAGCTCGTACTTGGTTCCCGCCTTGTACGCCTTTTTCAGTTCCTCCTGATTCCAGGGGAAATCGTGCTCTGTCGCTTTGACGAGGCGAGCGTCGTTGTAGAGGAACCAGTCTGTCTTGTCCCCCTTGTCGGCGATTTTCTCGCACTCGCGCAATTCTGTCAGATTCAGCTGACGGACCTTCCATTCATCGCCGTCAATCATCACGGTGATTTCTTTTCGCGGCGCTTGCTCATTCGCTTTCGCCAGATATTTTTGCAGCTTGCTCAAGATAATCCCTCCTATTCGCTGTACTCAGGCAGCTCGTCCAGATAATCCGGCTTGTCGTTGGACATGCCTTTCAGGTCGTATGTGGCGTGATCCGTACCGTCTGCCTTCGCTTCCCAAAGGGTGATCTCTTCTGGATTCAGCACGATATTGGAGATGCGGACACGTTCGACATTGCCTGCTTCCTTGTCTACTGTCTCGCCGATTAAAAACGGCAATACAGGCGTTTTTCCATTTGTCAGCTGCTCTACGCAGTAGTATTTCAGCGCGGCATTGGTAGCCGTGATTTTCAGCGTAACCTCGACATGCCAGTCGTTGATGGTCTGGATTTTCCCCTTCTGCAAGCGGTTCGTATCGCCGTACTCGACTTTCAGGGTCATTTTCCCTTCCAGCGTTCCGTAGATCGGGTCCCCATTCTCATTGTAAATCTGGCAGTTTTTCAGTTTGATATCGCGTGCAATCGCCATTTACAGCACCTCCCAATCGATAATGAAGTATTCAATCGCATCCAGCGGTTTCGCAGAAAGCAGGAAGCCTCGGCGATCACCGGAGCCGTCTTTCTTGTCCGTAAAGCTCCAGCCGCTGTCAATTGCTCCTTGCTGCTCGCGTACGGTCAGGTAAGCATGAGCGGCTGAGACGAAGACCGCGCCGCCCAGATCATTGTTGCTGAGCTTTCCTTTATACTTTTTGCCGACGCTGTTGATGTCGTTGACGATTTGATCCAGTGTCATGCTGACACGGATTTTCCCGTAGTCCTCGCGCTCATTTGTTCCCAAGGTAGACAAGGTGTTGACCGCGCTCTCCACGATATACACGCTGCCGTCCCGTGTAGCAATCAGCGTACCGCTGCCAAGCGCTTGCAGGATCTCGGTGTGGCCCCAATCCTTGTGCGCTTTTTTCAGGGGAACAACTACAGCCGTCAGCGATTCATGAGCTGGTGTTGCGGCAATCATCCCGGCTACCCACGCTGCCCACTCCAGGCTGCTGTAAATTTTACCGTTGTTGTGCTGGCCCGCAATGGCGTTGTTGACGACATAACGGGCGTTTTGCGCAACGGAGCGCTCCACATGCTTGGACATGTCCGCATCGTTCTCAGCCGCACCGCCGATCACGAGAGTGCCGAGCTTTTTGCTTTGGGTCCGGCGATCATTCATGAACTGCTTGGCTGCAGCCTGGATAGCCGCATCCGGGAACGGCAGATACATGGTATCGAAATCAGCTCCGGAGACAGACGCGAACAGCTTGGTCGAATCTGCCGAGGTCAATGGCGCATTGCCGCTCACCCCTCCGCTCAAAGAGACCTGCTGTACGCGAGCGATCGGGGTCTCGCCGAGCTTTTTCACGCGGACATAGATGGATTGACTGGTCTTGTTCTCCAGCTCAGCCGCATCGGCAAACGAGAATTTCTCAGTCGAGAGCGGCCCTGCCACCTGCAGTTCGTCTTTGCCCGGCTCTGCAGTAGAGGCTTGAATGGTCACGAACAAATCATTCCCGCGCAAGCCCGGATAAAGGGCCTCGATGCGGATCGAATCTGCCTGCTCATAAGCGGCCGCTGCGGCTGCTCCATTCGTGATGCGATACCCGAGAATCGTCGCCCCTCCTTCGGCTGCCAGCTCTACCGTATCCACCTCGCCAAAGGTTGCTTGCATGCGCTCGTCGAAACTGGACATCGTCACCAGCGCATCAGGCGCTCCCCACTCGGCTTGGTACGGCACCAGCACCACACCGCTTTTGGGCAATACCCGCTCTTTTGCTTTGGCAATCAATTCGACTGTTACTCCTGGACGTTCACGTTGGATTGTCATTCTTATACACCGCCTCTGTATGTGTTTAGTTTTCTTTTAACCATGCTTTCTGTCAGTTGCTGTTCTGCCGCTTCCTGAAAAAGAGCGCCCGCTACCTCGAAGCTTTCGGCTCCCAGAGTAAAGGCGCTCTTGATCCACTCCTGCTTGCTTCTCGTCTGCTCAGCAGCCATTTCTTGCTTGGCTTTACGGGCCACTACGACCACTCCCCCTCGATCTCGAATGTGTTGATTTTGGCTTCAGGCTGTTTGGGAACCGCCACATGGTAGGTAAAGCGGAATGTGATCTCCGTCCGATCTCTGCGGTCGTTCCAGATCCGGAACGTCGAGCTGTCGATGTCGATGAGAAGATCACTATTCTGTCCGCGGAAGCTGTACCCCTTTTGGCGCAAAAGCCTTCTCAGCGGTTCGGCGGACAGCGGCTGGTAAAAGCCTTCGACCAGCGGGTAATGCAGGACGATTCCCGCATCCGCCACGGCTGTGTATGTGGTGAGGGATTTCGCCTTTTCGCTCACACCCTGTGCCGTCACGAAAATGATTGGAGATGAAAAGCTGCCAGACATCCACTGATCCAGGTTGACCAGTGTCTCCAGCTGCGGATACGCTTCTCTCACCAACTCGACCAGCACGGCTCGTTCACGTTCCAT